AGTACGCCGCTTTAGGAACGAACCGATTTTTATACGTCTACTCTGGAGGCGCCATTTATGATGTAACCCCTCTGAAAAGCACAACCACTTTAACCAATGCCTTTTCAACAACCAGTAGCGATGCCACAGTCACGATCACGTTTGCAAGTGCTCACAACATTACTAAAGGCGATATTATTCTTCTGGATAATTTTACTACTATTACCGATTCTGATTTTGCTTCTTCTGATTTTGATGATAAAAATTTTCAAGTCGCGACCGTTCCATCCAGCACGACGATTACAGTCGAGATGCCTTCCGCAGAAGCAGATGGAACAGGAGCCGACACATCAGGAGGCATAAGAGTCAAGCACTATTATTCTATCGGTCCCGCGCTCGAAGCGTCAGCAGCCGGTTGGGGACTTGGTCAATGGGGTGGTACCGTTTCAGGAGAAGTACAAGACACCTTGGACGGTGCTATTAATGCATCTGCCACTAGTTTGACACTTGACAGTTCAGAAGCTTTTCCTTCTACAGGAGTTTTATTAATCGACAGTGAACGTCTTTCCTATTCAGCTAATGACACAGATGCAGGAACGATATCCAGTATTACCCGGGCAGCGGATAACAGTACAGCCGCTTCCCACTCGGATGGAGCAACGGTAAAAGACGCAACCGATTACACTAAATGGGGCGCATCACAAACCGGTGACGTAATCACGGCGCCAGGTTTATGGCACTTGGATAATTACGGCAATAAGCTTATCGCAACCATCACCGATGGCGCGACTTTTGAATGGGATTCCGATGCGACCGGAGCGACGTCAACACGGGCAACCGCTGTAACGAGCGCACCCACAGCATCAAGACTTTCTTTAATTTCAACACCTGATCGGCACTTAGTTTTCTTTGGCACGGAGACCACGATTGGCACGACATCCACACAAGATGACATGTACATTCGATGGTCGGACCAGGAAGACATTAACACTTACGCACCGACAGCGACTAACACCGCCGGCACGCAAAGACTTGCCGATGGTACAAGAATTGTCGGAGCGATCAGAGGACGTGGCGCGATTTATGTCTGGACCGATAACGCGCTATTCATCATGCAGTTCGTTGGCGCTCCTTTCACTTTCTCTTTTCAACAGGTGGGAACGGGATGCGGACTGATCGGCAAGAACGCCGCAGTCGAAGTCGATGGTTCCGCCTATTGGATGTCGGAAAACGGTTTCTTCAGATACACCGGTAAACTGGAATCATTGCCATGTCTCGTTGAAGATTATGTTTTTGATGACTTGAACACCATTCCAAGAAACCACATTAATGCCGGATTGAATAATCTTTTTGGCGAAGTGACCTGGTTCTATGCATCAAGCGGTGCAAGTTCAATCGATCGAGCGGTGACTTATAATTACATGGATTCTACAGCTGAAAGACCGGTATGGACGACAAGCTCTTTAGACAGAACGGCTTGGGCGGATTCAGCCGTATTCGGAAAACCCCATGCAACTTATTATGATCCCGATTCAACCAGCGATTCAACGGTCGGCAACACCGATGGCGCGACAACTTATTATGAACATGAAACAGGAGTTAATCAGGTGAAAGCGGGAACAACGACTGCCATCGCCGCCAACATTGAAAGCGGAGATTTTGACTTAGACCAACAAAGAGGACTGGGGGGAGACGGGGAATACATGTTAAAGATCAGAAGAATCATTCCTGACTTTTTACAGCAAACAGGGAACGCCATTGTGACTTTAAATTTAAGGGATTTCGCCAATCAATCCTCTAGTGGTTCATCTCTTGGACCTTTCACCACAAGCACCAGCACGACGAAGATCGATACGCGCGCAAGGGGGCGAGCGGCATCACTGAAGATTTCAAACACGGCCCAAGGAACTCACTGGAAACTGGGAACGTTTAAACTGGACATACAACCGGACGGGAGGAGATAATGGCAAGAATTGTACAATCACTGACGCAACCTTTAAAGGAATATGATCAACAGATTCAACTATCATTCGTCAGGGATGTCGACAGCATCGTGCAGAAATTGAATACGACTTTTCAACAGGAGCTGAAAGAGGAAGCTGAAGCGGCAAGCTTATTTTTAGGATAATGGCAAACGCATTCGTCAATAAAAAAGCGGATTTAACGAGTACCGATGCAACGACCTTGTACACGGTACCCACGGCAACGACGGCTGTGATAAAATCCATCCTGGTGTCAGAGGATTCGAATAACGCCGATACCATTACCGTGACGATAACCGACACCGATGCCGCCGTTTTCAACCTTTTTGTGACGAAGGCGATATCCGCAAAAGGAACCTCAGAATTGCTCAGTCAGCCTCTGGTCGCTAAGGAAAGCGAAGTGATCAAAGTGACGGCAGCGACTGCGAACAGGCTACACGTTGTACTTTCGGCTTTGGAAATTAAACCGAGAGAAGTAACATAGTCTTGCTTTATTCGTAAAAAACGAATAGATGTATTAACTCAGGTGGAATCCCTGCCCTTTAACAAACACACACAATTATGGCTATAGATAGAACAGAGACATCATCATTAATAGGAGACGCTCCAGACTTGAGATTAAGCGGAGATATAGAGACAGTACAAGCTATACCTATTGAACTTCAAAAGATCATATTACAGTATTGGATACAACAAGGAGACGGATCTCCGGCAGATAGAATTGAAGATGTTCCAAAAGAATTCAGAGACAATATTCTTGGACTATTAAAACAAAGGGCTTCTGCTCCTGAAAGAAGCATGGACGCCGACGAAGGAATCGCGAGACTGGGATATAAAGCAGGTGGAGATACAAGAATTGGATTCTTCACTGGAATGCGAGAACAAGAACAGAGGGAAAAAGAACGTGCATCAAGAGGACCAAGGGATGATCCAGATAGATTTGGTCCTAGTCCAGTAGCAGATATACCAACAGCAGCACCGTCTTTAGGAGTTTCTGTACATGGAGGAAAGCAGGTTGCAGATATTGATTGGGCTAGAATGGAAGAATTAAATCAAGCCAATAAAACCTTGGCATTGTTAGAGGCTGATAAAGAAGAAGAAAAAGTAGAGAGATTTAGATCGAAACAGATGGGAGATATTAATCTTCCTGGATTTTTAGGAGCAGGTTTAAATCTTTTCAAAGGACCTTTCCAAAAAGGAAGCACAGCTACTAGAAACTTCTTTTTAGATAAAGTTTTACGTTCTAATAAACAATATATAAGAGATCTGACTGCAAAATATGGAAATTTTTATGATTTAACAGAGGACGAAAAAGAAAAGTTTTATCAAGAGTATATGTCAACAAGGTTGGCAGGAGATATTGATGCTTATGGTAATCCACTAGGTGGAGGCGGCGATGAAGGTGGCCCAAAATGGAGCCAGCAAGGATACCCTAGCTATGCAGCGTGGATGGCGGCACAACAAACGGGAGGAATTACAGACGCAACAGCGACGACTACACCAGCAACTACAACTACAACTACAACACCTACGTATCCTGCGGGGTGGAATCCACTTTATCATATTGGAGGAGGCGCAACACAGGAACAGATAGATTATATGCAGAACGTTTTAGGAATTAGCGGACAAACTTACGCGGCTCAGGGTGGAAGAGTGCCGGCTGCTTTCGGTGGTATCATGGATACAGCAACTGGAAGAAGAGGATATGGTTTAGGAAGTATATTTAAAAAAATTACAAAACCATTTAAAAAACTTTTAAAAAGTAAAGCTGGCAAAATAGGTTTGATGGCACTACTTGGAATAAAAGGACCTGCGTGGCTGAAAGATATGGGACTGGGAAGCGGCAAATGGTTAGGTGAAGAAGGAGTGTTTAAATCTCTGGGTTCTAGCTTTATGAAGGACCCTGTTCCATGGATACTAGGAATGTCAGGAGTAGGATATGCGACAGCTGATAAAGAAGATGAGGTAGATCCTTACGCAGGAAGACGAGAAGATCTCGCTGACTGGGAAAAACGATTTGCAGGACTTGGTGAAGCGGCTGA